AAGTCGCAATCTGTGTTCCGCACGGTGACCGAGTTACACTGCGGTTCTTCCAAAACCTGCTGACGCTGCATTACTACACTCTTGGCAAGTTAGACGTGCAGTTCTTCTACATTGAGATCGACTGTCACATGGTGTCGCTAGCACGTGACAAGATTGTGCAGAAGGCTCTTGACGCCGAGTGTGACTATCTGTTCTGGGTGGATGACGATGTACTGCCGCCCGAGGATGCCCTGGTCAGGCTGTTACAGCATAAGCTACCATTCGTCAGTGGTCTCTACATGACTCGCTTGTATCCCCACACGCCGCAGTTGTACGTGCGCACACCAGTGGATACCAGCGGCGGATGGTCGTACAAACCTGTGCTGGAGTACCCTGAGTCCGTGATAAGTGTTGACGCGGTTGGTCACGGGTGCTGTCTCGTGAAGGCAGGTGTCTACAAGGTGTTGCGGGACATGTTGCCTGTGCAATCCGTGTTTGGTGTTAAGCTGTCTAACTGGTATGAGTTCCTTACAAATCGTGGTGAGGACTTCTACTTCTGTGACCGCTTAAAAGATGTTGGTGTAGAAGTGATGGTTGACACGACAATCAAGTGTGCCCACATGACCGAAGACGATGTGGTTGAGGCACACTTCACGCAGTTAATGCGGGATGGAAAGGTGCCGGACTAATGACAATTAAGGTTGCAGTTGCTGTGCCTCATGGTGGCGCTGTGCATCCGCAGTTATACCGTGCTATCTTTAGTATGCAGAACGAGCTCGGCAGTGGCTACGAGTTCAGCTATTGCGAAGTCGACATGGCGTCAGTTGCTAAGGCGCGCAATCTGATGGTTGAGGCATGCTTGACGGGTGGGGTTGACTACATTCACTTCGTTGACGATGACGTGCTTGTGCCACCCAACGTACACTGGCTTTATCAGCATAACACCGACATCGTCAGTGGTCTCTACATGACCAGGCAGTCACCGCACACTCCACAGATGTACACCAAGGCTACTGAGGCCGAGAACGCTGGCAAGTATTGGCCTGTGTTAGACTACCCGGAAGGGTGGATCGGTGAAGTCGATGCGGTTGGCTGCGGCTGCCTGTTGGTAAAAGCCACCGTGTTCCGTGTGCTTCAGGAGCACTGGGATAAGCAGCGTAGGCTGTGTGCAGACTGGCTCGTGGGAGACCGCTGCTACACCGACGACTCGCTAAAGTTCTTTGCTGGCGTTGGCATGAGGCTCTCACCATGGTTCGAGTTTCTAGACGCTGTCGGTGAGGACTTCTACTTCTGTGAGCGTGCACGCGCAGCAGGCTTTCGTGTAATGGTGGATACACGCGTGAAGTGTGACCACCTGACGTGGGTACCTATTAGTGAAGCACACTACCACGATGCACGAGCTCGTGGGCTAATAAGGAGCAGTAAAGATGAGGCAGTTCCTGAAGGACCTAGTGGTGTTCCTGTTGGGAGCGGTGTCACTCAGGCTAGTGATTCTGGGGGCATAACACCATGAAGATAGCCTTTGTAGCCGTGCCCGGTGGCAAGCCGTGGAACGGTGCCACCATCTACAACGAGCCGTTGGGAGGTAGTGAAGCCGCAGTGGCGTACATGGCGCGTGCATGGGCACGACGTGGTCACCACGTGACGGTCTATTCACACGGCCAGCCTGGCATTTTCGACAACGTGCTGTATGCTCATGTACAAGGCATTGGTTCAATCAGAGCCGACACCGATGTGATTGTGGTGTCACGCTGGATTGAGGCACTCAACGACTACATCCCTGAGAGTTCTGCATTGCGTGTGCTGTGGTGTCACGATATGCCGCAAGGTGGTCGCTTGAGCGTCAAGGCCAACGCGATTATGTTCATTAGCGAGTTCCAGGCACGTGCATGGGGTGTGACTGGCAACAATGTGTTTGGATCCACTGATGGCGTGGATACTGATGTGTTCAGGCCTGCTGCCGGTGGTGACGGCCGCGATGAGCGCAAGCTTGTATGGCTCAGTAACCCTGACCGTGGTCTTGCTCTCGCAGCGCGTATATTCCAGACCCTGCGCCAGCGGTGGCCCGACTTGGAGTTGCACGTATACGGGCGCGCGGGCGTGTATGGCTGGTCGGATGACGCTGAGCGCCCATACTTGCCACTGGAGGAGCACAGGGAGAATGTGTTCTTGCATGACCCGTTGCCGCGTGCTCGACTGGCGGTGGAGTTGCAGAGGGCATGGGCCATGTTCTATCCAACGTGGTGGCCTGAGACATGCTGCATGTCAGCGTTGGAGTCACAGGCATGTGGCACCCCAGTCATCTGCTCACCTGCTGGGGCGCTGCCCGAAACTGTCAAAGGTGGCATTGTCGGTCATGACTTCCTCAATGCGGTGTCGCAGTTGCGTAATCCCAACAAGTGGAGTAAGGAGTCGCTGAGAGGAGTGGAACACGCTTCCCTGCTAACGTGGGAGAACATCGCCGAAGGTTGGGAAGAGGTGTTTACTGACCTACGGAGGCAACTATGAGAGTCGCATTCACATCAGGTTACAGCTATTGGGGTAACCTAAGTTATAATGACTTGCTTGGTGCATCACTTAATGGCCAGTCAAAGCAGCTTGGCGGCGGCGAGACCGCTATGATGATGTGTGCTCTAGAGTGGGCACGTGCAGGCCACGAAGTGTTCCTGTTTGCACAATGCACACCTGGCAGACAGCATGGGGTCGACATGATGCCTGACCAGCTCTATGTAGACTTCATCACGTCAGTGGATACCGATGTGCTAATTAGTTGGGACCTGCCTCACGCGTTTCGATTCGCAGACCGTGCGCGTGCACGCGTGCTCGCGTTCCAGTTGAATCACGCGGAAGTTGGTGTATTCTCCCACTGTATTGACCAGTACTGGCACCCATCGCGGTGGCATCGTGACCGGTTTGTTAATGAGTGGCCTGAGATTGAGATCAAGAAGACTGTACCCTGCTTGACTAATGGGGTTGACGTGGGCAGATACGTAGAGGTTGCAAAGACCGCGCGGAAACTGCCCTTCCGTGTTGTCTATACATCGTCTCCTGACCGAGGCCTGCATCACCTTCTACGTATCTGGCCACGTGTCAAGCAGCAAGCTCCTGATGCAGAGTTGCACGTGTACTATGACATCGGACGCTGGTTGGAGACCGACGCGCAGATGAAGGCTGCAGGGCTCCACAACATCACGCGTGAGCGTGCTGAGTTGATTCGACCATACTTTCAGAGCCCGTCACACGGCATAGTGTTCCACGGTGGTGTCGACAAGTGGGAGCTAGCACAGGCTCAAATCAGTGCCCCTGTGTTGTGCTATCCATGTGACCCGGTGGCCCCGACCGAAGGCTTCAGCATGACTGTGCTAGAAGGCATCACTGCGGGTTGTGATGTGCTTACGTCAAACGCTGACGCGTTTGGTGAACTGTGGTCTGGCGTTGAAGGCGTGACAATGTTGCCACTGCCTGTGCATGACGACGTGTGGTCAGATACGCTAGTGGCACTGCTGGAAAGGTCACAGGGCGCTGAGTACCACATCCGTCAGCTTGTGGACCACACATGGGAGGCAGTGGCAGGTAGGCAGATGATGCAGGTAGGAAGGATTCTTCATGGTAGCTGAAGTAGTCGTTCCTGAACATGCAAACTGGTCACCGCGCTACAAGTTCCAGTGGCACTATGCCAAGAAAGTGCTCGACGCTGGCGGCACGGTACTGAACGTAGGTTGTTCATCTGACCCGCTAGAGTTTGGTGCGTTGGTTACGCACTTCGACTATGACGACTGGTCAGCGTATTACAAGCACTTCATCCAAGGTGACGCACACCACTTGTCAGAGATTGTGGGTGAGAAGTCATTTGACTTGGTTGTGCTTGGTGATGTGCTAGAGCACGTTGTGCTTCCTCACTTGGTTGCTGTGCAATGCTGCACTGTCGCTCGTCAGTATGTGGTCATGACAGTGTTCAAGGAGTGGCGCCTGCCTGGGCATGGTCAGTGGTTGGAGGAAGCACGCGAGATTGGCAAGCAGGAGAACATCAAGCTGGGGTTTGCGGACGTTGAGGACTACCAACGCAAGCACTTCCCGTTGCGCCTCAGTGGAGGCGACGATCCACACTTGGAGCACGTCAACCAGTTTACTGTCGAAGACATTGACGCTGTGGTGATTGCCATGCAGGGCATGGGCTTTGACTGTGAGGTCTTTATGGAAGCTGATGAGCCCGTGCCACATGAAGGACATCCACTGACCAATTGGCTTATTGCCATGAGGAGGAGAGATGCCTGGGAAGTCCGTGAAGAATTGGAAAGTGTATCACGCGCTAAGGCGCAAGAAGTACTCTAAGCGCTCAGCGGCACGCATAACTAACGCGATGGCCAAGCGCAAGAAGCGTCGCAAGCGTACTGGTTATGGTGGCTTCAAGCGTGGGAGGTAACCATGGCTCGCAAGAAGCGATGGATCAAAGGCGCCATCAAGCGCCCAGGTGCGCTTCGTGCTAAGGCGAAGCGTGCGGGCATGTCAACACGGGCATATGCGCGT